CTTGCCGCGATACCACTTGTCCTTGTGCCGCAGCTCCCCAAGGTAGGTGCGGTTGTGCAGCAGCTTGTAGATCATGCCCTTGTCGATGGGCTTGCCGGGCCGGAAGCGTCCGTCCTGGGTGGTCCAGGACTTGCTGGTCACCCCCTCCAGGCGCAGCTCCTTCACCATCAGGGTGGTGGAGCCGACCTCGGTGAACCGTTTGAAGATATGGTGGATGAGCTTGGCTTCGGCGGGGTTCACCACCAGGCAGCGGTCCTTCACGTCGTATCCCAGGGGCGGAATGCCGCCCATCCAGAGCCCTTTCTTCTTGCTCGCCGTGATCTTGTCGCGGATCCGCTCGCCGGTCACCTCGCGCTCGAACTGGGCAAAGGAGAGCAGGATGTTCAGCATCAGCCGCCCCATGGAGTTGGTGGTATTGAACTGCTGGGTGACCGAGACGAAGGAGACGCCGTGGCGTTCGAACACCTCGATCATCTTGGAGAAGTCCGTCAGGCTGCGGGTGAGCCGGTCGATCTTGTAGACGACCACCACATCAATCTTTCCCTTCTCGATATCGGCCATCAGGCGCTTCAGGGCCGGGCGCTCCATGTTGCCGCCGGAGAAGGCGGGGTCGTCGTAGTCGTCCTCCACCGGGATCCAGCCCTCGGCGCGCTGGCTCGCGATATAGGCATGGCCGGCATCCCGTTGGGCGTCGATGGAGTTGTAATCCTGCTCCAGCCCTTCCTCAGTCGATTTGCGGGTATAGACCGCGCAGCGCAGGCGCTTCTTCACCTGGTCCGTCATCGTTTGCCTCCACGCTTATCGTTTTTCTTGTCCGTTGCCTTGCGCAGGCCGAAAAACAGTGGCCCCGACCAGCGGGTGCCGGTGATCTCCCGGGCGATGACCGACAGGCTGCGGTAGATGCGGCCCTCGAACTCGAACTGGTTGTCGTGGGTCACCGTGACTCGGTATTCCTTCTCCTGGTAGATTCGCGTCAGGACCGTGCCGGGGACCGGCTTTGGGTAGCGATCGCGCAGCGGCTTCTGGCCGGTCTTGACGATGGCCTGGATCCGCCGTTGATTCTGTTCCACCAGGTTCTTGTGGGCCGGGGTCCGCTTGAACTCCACTTCCTGCAGGCGGTAGGCGAGCCGCCGCTCCAGAAAACTGCGGATGTGGGTGGGCGCCTCCTGCTTGAACAGCTGGCGCCAAAGCGCCCGAATCTCTTCCATCGACATGTCGGGCAGCCGCGCGACCTGGGCCAGCACCGACGGTGAGGTTTGGGATAAGGTGGTGTCGTTCACAGGGTCTCCTTGGGCAGTGTTTTCTCTGCGGTTTCGGGGTGACCATGAACGCTTCGGTAGGCAGTGATAGCAAGTGAAACATCGCTATCTGAGTCCGAGTCCGGGGTTGGGGGTTGATCGGCGTCGCGGAGCCGGAACAGGCCGTTGGCCAGGATTTTTGCCACCTCGTCGAGGCGTTGCTCGGATGACATCCGTTCGGGAGATAAAGGGTGAGATTTCTGCATTGGTAACCGCTCCGATTCAGCAAAACAGTGTTGAAACATTGTCGGAGCCGAGCGGTGGTACGGCCATCAGGGCGTTTCGGGCCGTTGCGGAAAGGCGTGGCTGGCCAGTGCCGGCCACGGGTCAGTAGGGATTCTGGCCGTTGCGGATGAAGTTGGTGTAGGTGTCCGTGAGCAGTTCGTCTTCTTCCAGCTCCCGTTCCCATGGGTCGCGATCGGGCAGAACGATCAGCGAGATCACCAAATCATACTGATCAGAGACGATCCGCATCTCGCGAGCGGTCATGCCGGATGGCTCGTGCGGGAACCAAACCTTGGCCGGTATTTCAATGCCCCGGCGTTCATCAGACGGATTGTAGCGAGCAGTACAGGCCGCAATGGAATCCTCTGGAATGGGAATGGTCTCCTTGCCGAAACGGAAGTAGTTTTGGGTCCGCATGGCGCTTTTACTGGACCACGACCACTTGATGAATCCTTCCCTGGACACCACCATGACGGCGCGCTTCGGCGTGAATTCCAGCCACTGCCGCATGGCTGCAAGTAAGGATACGGCATAGCGCTCGGCGCATTCACCGAGCATGTCCAGATTCACCGGAGCGGAACCTATCTGGCTCCGATAGTCATCAAGCGGCATCAGCAGCATGGCCGCGAACTTGTCCGCCTCGACCTCCATCTGGCGGACCGTACTGCCCCAATCGAGCAGGTCCTCGGTACCGCACTGAAAGCTGTCTCCCTGTTCCCGGTGCAACAGATAGTGGCCCAGTTCATGGGCCATGGTGAAGTTGATGCGGCCCTTTGACTGGACCTGGTCGTTATACACCAGGAACCAGCCTTTTTTGCGTTTGAACAGCCCACCTTCGAAATCATCCAGTTCGGCTCCAGCAATCTTGATGATGGGATCGGGCTGGCGCGAGCTGATGTCCCGAGCGATGACCTCCACATCGATGGGGAAGCGGTCCCTTCCCCAGAGTCGCGACAACAGGTTGGCCCACGCTCCGGGAGTCGTCGGGCTAGTCATCGTCCTCCTCCAGCATGTCGAGGAACTTCTCGAGCTTCCTCTTGGTCCCCGGTGACAGGCCGCGATACTTGCGGTAGAACGCCTTGTCTTCCTCAGACGCATCCAGCTCGGTGAGGCGATCATCCATGAGGTATTCCGTACTGACCTTGAGCGCTTCGGCGATTTTGGCGACCTTGTCGGCAGACGGCTTGGCGTTGTCCTTGTTCTCCAGCTCCCAGAGATAGCTTTTGCTGGACGCGGTCATTTCGGCGAGCTTGTCCAGACTCACTCCCCGCTCTTTGCGGAGGTTGCGTATTTTTTCACCAACGCGTGATGGCATAAGGCACCTCCTCGTTTTGATTCGTTATAGTATACCTCTATACCGAACGATTTGTGTATAGCCTTGACAAACCCGCATTGGCTGGCAATAATTCTAATCGTTCGGTAAGCCGAACGCTTGATGTTCCTGACTACTGACTCCGGGAAAGCGTGGTGCCGGGCATTTCTCAGTCGTATGAGGAAGATTGCATGAAAGACGCGGAAAACCTGGTCAAGCTGCTCGGGCGGGCCGAGCCGGAATATTTCAAGTCGGTGCTGACAGCCCAGTTTGGCGCTGAACTGCCAGAGATCGATCCGAAGGCGGGGAAACGGGCGGTCAGGGACAAGTTTGCGGAGGCGCTCACTTTCCTGCCCTTCAAGAAGCGGCGGGAGCTGGACGAATGGGCCGAGCGGATCAACCTGCTGACGGATGCTCCCGGGCAGGATGCAGTAGAGGCGATCCGGCTCGATGGCCTCGATGAGACCCAGCACGAAGAATTTGACGCCATAGGCAATCAGTACGATCGGAGCTTGTGGCTTTTTGCCAATGAGCCTCGCCTGTTTCAGGAGGCGCTGGATGCCAGGCTGGCAGACGTATTTCGACAGAGCACCTCATGCTACTCCGGTTACGTTGGTCCCAAGGATCTGACGGTAAAAGACGACGCGGCTTCCGTACAGGCTTTTCACGCCAAAGTGGCGGCGCAGCTCAATTGCCCGCCGGATCAAGTGGCCGTCGAGGTGTTTCAGCGCGTACATCCCGATAGCGAAAGCGGCGAGGACGTGGCGCTTTACCAGGTCAGCATCCACCACAATCTGGCCCCTGAAATCATCGACTGTGTCAAACAGAGCAAGCTCGAGAGCGAGCAGGTCACACGGGCGGTGTGCGCCTTCGTCACCTACGAGCCCTCGAATGGTGTTATCGAAGTCCTCTCCAAGGACCGTGCTGGTCGGGAGGGGTTGGCTCGCCTAACGGCAGACCTCCTGCTTGAGTCCCCCATCAGCGGCGAGCGGATCCCTATCAAGCAGTACGACTATCAGTGCCTGGCCGGCCCCTTTGTGTTCGATATTGCCGGTGAAAAGGTGGATTGGGTCAGGGTGACGCAGCTGGGCTACTCGATTTCGGGGCGTACTGTGGAATACCGAATCGGCACCAGGGACCCCGACGATATTCACGCGGCAGCCTGTCAGGATATTGCACAGCAATTCCGCTTCAGTGACCACCGACTGACGGTGGCCCGGATTACCGTGCGTATCCGCAAGCAGATGGGCGAGCGAGCCAGGACGGTGCATATCATGCTGCGGGGAGATAATGGCTGCAACATCAAGACCAAGCGAGAAAAAGACCGCGTGCTCTGCGACCGCTTGCTGGAGAAATGGGGCATCGTGAAGGAGATCGGTGATGAATTCCTTGCGGCCGCAAGCGACGCTTGACCTCATCCGGCTGTTTGAAGCCTCCTCCGGTGTCCTCGCCGGCATGGACGGTCAACGGCTGAGGGGCATACCGGCTTGGTGTTTGCCTAGATTGGCAGGTCAGCATGATGCCGAGCTGAACGCTTGGCTCAACATCGTGGGTTATGCCGGGGTGTATGAGTCCGTGTTCGACGACGAGCCGGTGGCCGTTGAACTGGAAGAGGATGATGATCCGGATTTCATGCGGTACCGGTGTCCGGAGACACTACGGTGGCGGCGGGTGGCGTTGGACGAAACAGCCGTGCATCAGGTCAACACGCACGCCTTTCTCAATGGTGCTGCGGATCTGTTGGATATCCCCACTGCCCAAAGAGGCGGCATCCAAAAGGCAATCATAGAGGAAGTCCTCTGGAAACTTGGTGATGTTCGGCTCGATGCCGGAATCCATGTGCCGATCTATGTCGCGCGATCCGTGAATAGAAACCTCGACGATATCGTCGGCGCCATGGCATCGGGAAATTCCCCGGCGATCCTGCTCAGCTGCACAAACAATCTTCCCGATCTGATCCGCTGGCCGGAAGGCGTAGTGGTCATTGCCTTGGCCGATGTGATGGTCACTCATCTTGAGGAGAGCCGCATCGACAAGGCCCGGCTCTATAAGTTGATGGCTGGCGGCCAGGCTCGAGATCAGCAGACTAGCGATTGCCCGGTTGAATATGATGCCTTCCGCAAGGTCTTGAGTATCAAAGGAAAGCCGGATTGGCATATCACTGGCGACAAGCAGGCCAAGGTCGTTGAGTATATGTACCAGCAAGCCCTGAACGGTCGCTGGGAGTTACAAGCAAACGAGATTTTGACCGCGACAAAGATCAAAACATCGTCCAGTGGTTCTGTAAGAATGCAGTCGCTGTTTAAGGGCAGTCTGGAATGGGAGGACTATATCGCGAACCCGTCTCGAGGCCGCTATTCGTTTAACTTGGGCTGAAACAGCGGGAAGTCCTTTTCAGACTCCCCGCGCTCGGGTGCTCTTTCATTCCAGCCCGGCTGGAGCCGATGCATTGTCGGCGGCGAATGGACACCGCTTGCGCAGCCCCGTACGTGTCCACCTGTTGCTATTGAAAGGTTGATACGGGCAGATGTCAACGGCAGTGGTCGATTATGCGTGCGTCGGCGCCTGCACCTGTTCCTCCAAATCCTCAAATTGATTGATCCGGATGGTTCCGTCCGGGAAGTGCGCCGTAATTTCTAGGTCGCCGCCCATCGCCTTCACGAAATTGCGCAGCGTGGAAATGTACATGTCGGTGCGGCGCTCCAGTTTCGAAACCGACGCCTGTTTCACGTGCAGTGAAGCGGCAATTTGCTCTTGCGACAGTTTCCTGGCCTGCCGCAGCTCGGCCAGTGGCATTTCCTCCATCATGGCACGAGCTTTGGCCGTGGCCTGGGCTTGGGCCTTAGGTGACATTTTCTCACGCAGTGTGCGGAATGACTTGGCCATCACGTACCTCCTCTTTTGTCCGTATCGGACCCATTCTGTATTTCCACTAGGTGCTCGTCGTACAGGTCATCTGCGATAGGCACGAAGCGGTCATACCAGTCATCATCACCGGTCTTGTCTCCTCCGATCAGGAGGATGGCTACCCGGCGCGGGTCGAACGCGTAGAAGACGCGATAGGGCCTTCCCGCGTGCTGTATCCGCAGCTCCCGCATATGGCTGTGCCGGGACCCGTTGATGCCCGAACTGTAAGGGAAGGGCAGGGTGGGGCCTCTCTGCTCCAGTAGCTGCACAGCCGCATCCACATCGATCTGCTCGCCTTCACTGAGTGTCTCCCACCACTCTCCAAACTCGTCGGTAAATTCAACGTCCCATGCCATAGGTGGAATATAGCCTCCAGGGAATAGTTGGTCAAGGTCTGATTGTACGCCTGTCGTGAGGGCGACCTTAGCGGATTCCCGACCTTCCGTACATTCCTCCGTACAAAGCCGGCGGCGACCGCCGTACAGACTCCTCCCGATCATGGGCTCACGTTTCCGCAACAACCCTAAGGAGCGAATCGTGAGCGTAAAACATTTGAATCAACGTCAACTGGCCGACCGTTGGGGCGTCAGCGAAGCCACGCTGGAGCGCTGGCGGTCCGAGGGCATCGGTCCGGTCTTCCTCAAGATCCAGGGTCGGGTGCTGTACCGCGCCGAGGACATCGAGGCCTACGAGGCCGAGTGTCTGCGCAAGAGCACCTCGGAGCGTGCGGCGGGAGGTGCGGCATGAGCCTTTCCCTGCACGACGCCCAGACCCTGTCCATCGGTGAGCTGGCGGGTGTCCACCCCGCGGATCTGCTGCGGCTGCAGCAGGAGGCCGACGCCGAACTCCGCATGGCCAAGCGCCTGAAGGAGTGGGTCGAGGGGGCCATCGCCCTGAAATACGACCAGCGCGTCCAGGCCCTGCGTCAGCAGCTCAGCAAGGAGACCGGCACCGTCCACTTCGACGACGACGGCGTCCGGGTCACCGCCGACCTGCCCAAAAAGCCGGTCTGGGACCAGCGCAAGCTCGCCGAGATCGCCCAGCGCATTGCCGCCAGCGGCGACGACCCGGGCGAGTTCCTGGAGATCACCTACCGGGTCGCCGAGCGCAAGTACACCGCCTGGCCCGAGAGCCTGCGCAAGGCGTTCGAGCCGGCCCGCACCCTGAAAACCGGCAAACCCATCTTCCGTCTTTCGACCGCTGAGGAGAAGTGACCATGGCCAACTGTTATCTGGAAAAACTGCGCAAGAGCGCGTTCTACCTCGAGCAACTGCCCGAGCAGATCACCATCCCGGCCCTGGGCGAGGGCACTGAGGCCGAGGTCAAGCCGCTGACGGAGGCGACCATCGATGACATCGCCTTCGCCCAGCAGGGACTGAACTGCGAGCTGAGTCGCATCGTCGCCCAGATCGAGGCGTTGCGCCGGGTGCATGACATGGCGCGCAGCCACGGCGGCAAGGGCGCGGATCTGGCCATCGAGGTCATCCGCCAGTCCGGGGAGGTGAAATGATGAGCTTCCCCATCATCACTGCCGACCAGCGCCTGGCGGAGCGGCGCGGTATCAAGGGCTGCATCCTCGGCGCCTCGGGCATCGGCAAGACCAGTCTGCTGTGGACCCTGGACGCGCAGAGCACCCTGTTCTTCGACCTGGAGGCGGGAGACCTCGCGGTGGAGGGCTGGGCGGGTGACACCATCCGCCCCCGCACCTGGCAAGAGTGCCGCGACTTCGCTGTCTTCATCGGCGGTCCCAATCCGGCGCTGCGGGAAGAGCAGCCCTACAGCCAGGCCCACTATGAGGCGGTCTGTGCCAAGTTCGGCGACCCGACCGCGCTCGACAAGTATGCCACCGTCTTCGTCGATTCGATCACGGTCGCCGGACGGCTCTGTCTGCAGTGGTGCAAGGGCCAGCCGCAGGCGTTCAGCGAGCGCACCGGCAAGCCCGACAGCCGCGGTGCCTACGGGCTGCACGGCCAGGAGATGATCGCCTGGCTGACCCACCTGCAGCACACCCGCGACAAGAACATCTGGTTCGTCGGCATCCTCGACGAACGGGTCGACGACTTCAACCGCAAGGTGTTCACGCCGCAGATCGACGGCTCCAAAACCGCGCTGGAGCTGCCCGGCATCGTGGATCAGGTCATCACGCTGGCCGAGATCAAGAGCGATGAGGGCACGCCTTACCGCGCCTTCGTCAACCACACCCTCAACCCCTATGGCTACCCGGCCAAGGACCGCAGTGGGCGCCTGGACATGCTGGAGGAGCCCCACCTCGGGCGCCTCATGCAGAAGATCCGCGGCCCGGTGAGACCCGTCACCGAGCGCCTCGATTTCACCTGTCCCGCTGCCCAGGAAGCCGAACTCACCGCTACCGAAGGTCGCTCCGGTGCATCCCTGCACCCGCGACATACCGTTCGTCCTGAACATAAAGGAGACCACTGATGACGACCTGGAATGATTTCAACTCGGCCGACGACCAGAACAGTTTCGACCTGATCCCCAAGGGCACGCGGGTCAAGGTCCGCATGACCATCCGCCCCGGCGGTTACGATGATCCCTCGCAGGGCTGGACCGGCGGCTATGCGACCCAGAACGCGACCACCGGCTCGGTGTACCTCAACTGCGAATTCGTGGTGCTGGAAGGCCCCTACGCCCGCCGCAAGATGTGGAGCCTGATCGGCCTGCACAGCCCGAAAGGGCCGGAGTGGGCCAACATGGGCCGAGCCTTTATCAAGGGCATCCTCAATTCCGCGCGCGGCCTGCACCCCCAGGACAACTCGCCCCAGGCACAACAGGCCCGCCGCATCCAGGGCTTTGCCGACCTGGACGGCATCGAGTTCGTGGCCAAGGTGGAGCTGGAGAAGGACCAGTACGGCGAGGACAAGAACGTCGTCAAGACCGCGATCACGCCGGACCACAAGGACTACGCCGCGGTGATGGGCCTGGCGCCGGTCAGTCAGGACGCCGCCCCGGCACCGGCCAAGCCGGCTACCCCCACCGGCCGTCCCAGCTGGGCACAGTGAGGAGGGCGCGCCATGTTGTTACGACCTCGTCAGAAAGTGTTCGTGGAACGCAGCCTGGCTGCGCTCCGCCAGCACGGCAACACCCTGGGGGTGGCGCCGACCGGCGCCGGCAAGACCATCATGCTGTCCGGCGTGGCCGGGCAGTGGTTGGGCGACACCCAGGCCAAGGCCTGCGTCCTGGCCCACCGCGACGAACTCACCCGCCAAAACGAAGCCAAGTTCCGGCGGGTCAATCCGGCCCT